TGTATAGGTGTCTTATCTGCAATGATAGCGTTCTTTATCTGAGGTATGCCGTATGTGTGGTACTTACCATCGAGGTTACCTATTGCATAAGGATTGAAGGCTGACTCTTTACCATATAACTTAATCAGGCAAGAAGCTTCTCTGTGATCTAATGACATTCTTATAAAGTCTTTGGGTTTAATGGCATCTATTGAGCCACCATCTGCTACTGCCATTGGAGTAGATAGAGCTATCCCAATAGCGACGGCTACCCACCGAGCTCGACGCTTAAGCGGCTCGGAGTGAGCCCTTTGAGGGGCTCTAGCCTGTAGAGTACCATAACTGTCAAATACATTGGTAAAACCGCAGGTCAGAAGGCGTGTCTTATTTTTTAGAATCAGTAGAATAGAAACCGCTGCCCTTGAAACTGATAGCAACAGAGCTGTAAATCTTTCGCATACTAGACCCGCAGAACGGGCAATCGACGTCATGTGGTTCATTGATACTCAACTCCTTGTCATAGCGGGCATTAGCCTCGCATAACTCGTTGTCACACTCGAATTCATAAATTGGCATTAGAACACGTCCTGCATGGGACTTCCTTTAATTTCCACGATCCACACGATGTGCATCTTTCAGGTTCTAATTGTACCGAATCTGTCTTAATATCGCCGTAACCCGCTTTAAGCAATAGTTGAACCAAGTCACCAAACCGCATAAAGGCAAGATACTCGGCAGCATCTTCTCCTTGGCCATTACAACGGCACACCACGAACGGCAGCTCTTTGCCACCTGCTCTTTTGGTAACTTGCTTCAACCACGCGAGAGGCTGGAACTCTGTCCGGGCTTTGATTTCACAATCGAAAGGCACGTTGTGAATATCTTTGCCAGCCCCTCTACCGACACTAGCGTTCTCCCACCATTGAGATAAATAGGATTCGATTACTCGCTCGGTGCGATAGCCTCGGTGTTTCCTGCTCTGAGACATAGATTAGGTTATGCCTTACCAGCAGAATTTATCGTTCCACAGGATTCGCAAGTCCATTCATGCTTCAAATATCGCTGGCGAATCTGTGTTCTGTTAGGAAACTTATTGCATAACTGGCAGATAAGGGCATAACCCAATTCTTCTAGCAGCTTTGCATTCTCGCGTAAGTTGGTTTCCTGTTCTTCATTAGGAAACGACTCCCACTCACCATCTTGGTTAAGAAACTGTATGTGTCCCATTAGTTATCTCGCTTTCCCCATGATCCATCTGGCTTAATCTCATACCAGATTGGTTCACAGCGTTCTGCTTCTCCTAGAATCTTGCCGATGCAACGCCAATGACCCCATGGCTTACCAGCTTTTGAGGTTCCAGTCTTCCAGACCATATCGCCATGAGCGCATCTCTGAACGTCCTTGTCCGTTGTGGCTCCAAGTATCGACTTGACCGTCTCGACTGCTGTTTCCATAGTCTGAGGTGCTGGGCTTTCCCATGTTGTCCATGGATCTGATTCCTTTGCTACTGGAACGTATTGTGTGGCTGTCTCTGCCATCTTTGCCTTTACTTCTGCAATCGATGTAACTACTGCTTGCTTTGCAGCGACTTTCGCCATCTCTTCTCGGCTAGGACGCTTTCCCTTTGTCGCATAGCCAGCCGAAGCGAGAGCGCGCCCAATCGCAGACGTTTCACAATTTTCAAGAGCAGAAGTAGCATTAACTCCACGCCCCTGTACCGTCTCTTCCGCGAGCCCAGAACTCCAAGGGTGTTGATCAGCCTCAGTTCTGTATATGTAAGCTTGTACGATAAAACGTGTAGCACTTGCTTCAACCAACCGTGTGTCAATACGTCCATCTGGGTGATCCTTCCAAAATAATAAAAGTCTTTCCTCAACGGGCTGATAATCTGATAGGTCAAACATAAAGTTCATTCTCCTCTGTATGAAGCTGCGCAGCTAAACTCGTGTACGCGACGAGGTCGATGTAAGTGTCTGTTTTTGCAGTTTCCATTGATCGTGCAATCTTGACCAACGCCATACACATTGCCACCTGATAGTCAGTAACTGGCAGTTCGAGGTATGCGCTCCAGAGTGAGGCTGTGCGCTGCATATTGTCTTGAGGGTGACCGTAGTCACTTCCTCGCTCTTGTATGATGGCTCGAGCTTGGTTGAGGTAGTCTCTAGCATTCATCGACCCACCTGCTCGAGTGTGCGTTGCGACTTGCGGTAGGCAATTCGCCCAGCAATCTTGCCGTGTTCGTGTCCTTTAGCATAGCCAATCAAGAAGCCGAAGAATCCAGCTGTAATCGCCATGAGTAGTAGTGCATGATCTATATTCATGTGAGCCCTTCTGTACCCGTATCTCGTGTACGGCAGAAGTATTACAGCAGATGCAGGCGACAGCCACCAAGTTTAGATAACGAAACGATAACGATTTCGTCCACAGTTTCATCACCGAAGTCTGGTCTAGCGAACCCTTCCATAGACCTTGCCTTGAACTATGAACGTGCCGTTTTTCTCAATGTGAATGAGATCGACCTGAACGTTCTTGCCGTGGACATACATGATGGCGAAAGCTTGCTGCCAGTTCATTACCCCATGGGTATAACTCGCCTTGCTGGTCTGCATGATGTGTCCGCATTCTACGCCCTGCAAGATACGCCCTACACGACCCCCAGAAGCCTCTGTAAAGGCACTACGACCCGCTCTGTGAGTATGACCCGATATAACGTTCTTACCGCGCCTACGAGCCCCCTCAAGGGCTGATAGACCCCCTTGAGGTTTGATTGGTGTATGGTCTCCATGGACTGCTATCCAGTTAGGAGCAATGTTCATTTCGTCCTTATGGAATTTGATACCCAGTTCGTCCATCTTCAGGAATCGCTCAAAGCGCAACTCAGGCAATGAGCCGAGGGCTGGAATTTTGCTACTTATTTGGTTATACAAACGATCCGTATGGTTGCTACGAATCATGTCGGTAACGCCAAGTTCCCAAAGAATATCTACTGTCATGTTGCGGTTATCGTCTAGCGTCTGAGCAAACCACTCAGCTCGACCTTCACTCCAACGTCCGAGTTCGGTCATATCCATCTCGTCGCCAAGGGTTACTGTCTGGTCTGCCTTGAATGTCTTGCTAAATCTAATAAGGTTAGAAACTACATGTGAGTCATGCAGGGGAATCTGAAGATCTGGAATTACCAATATTTTCTTCATCAGTCCTCGTCGTCGTCCTCGTAGGGTATGTTATCGATGCGGTTAGGCAAATTAGGGATAATCCAGTCAGGGAACGAGTCACGATCTGATAGTAGCCAGAACGCATGAGTCTCAGTAAAGCCAGCCTTGCGCAGAGCTTTGTAATACTCGTTTAACGCTATTGCATAGGCGTCAAGGGCTGAGTATGTGTCTAAGTCTATGACTGGTCGTTTCCTTGCCATAGGTAAAGTGTTACTTACCTAATAGTTCGATGATGGTATCGACACGCGCTTCTAACCTAGAGACTTGATCTTTAAGGCTTGACCCACTATTGGGTTTAAGTTCGCTTAGGTAATGCTTAATCATGAACTGGACATAAGCTGCAACGCCGCCAAGGACTGTGATGATGGCGACCGATAATGCCGCGTAGTCCTGTGCGCTCATTAGATCACAGTAGTTAAAACGTAGAGGGTGGCTGTACCACTATTAGTTACTGCCCAGATTTCATTGCCTTGGGGCAGGATTGTGGTGTATTTGTCATTACTGTCTAAACGAAAGCCGTTAGATGAACTGACTGTGTTCTCGCCACCAAAATAAATTGTCCCGGCAGTATGAACGGATAGGCTCTGAGCCGCTTCGCTTACGCGTAAGACCAGTTGAGGTGTTGTGGTAATTGTGAGTTGTTTAGTAGCTGACATGGTTACTTCTTAGGCGTTGCGTATCCGAATACGCCAGCAACTAGGGAGCCAAGGATTGAGCGGTAATCTAGCGAGAAGTTAGAGGTAGTACCCCAGACCGCTAGAAAGGCTCCTATTGACATTACATACGGATTCTTTGGATTCATGCTGTTCCACCTATCATCGGGATATTAAAGAAAGAAGAGTCGTTGTCGCCTGCTTTAGTAAACGAGACGTGGCAATGGTGATTGTGCTTATTAACCCCATCGTAAGGACGCCAAGCCCAAGATTTCTTACTCGAGCATATCTTTCCGTCGAAGATGACATAAGAGATTCTCTTATCGCCAGCTCTAGCACAGAGTCGTATCTGATCTGCAAGGTTAGGCATGAGGTCTGGTTTGGCTTTGCCAGATAAATCCCTGTCAATATCAATCGCTCGGACGATACCTGCTGCATCAGGATTGTGGTCAGACACACCTGCTTGATGACGTGTGTCGCCAATCCAGCCGTCCGAGGTTCTATCTCTGTCTGAATAAGTATCATCGACTTGGAGTCTAAGCTGTTGTCCTGCTTTGCATAATTTCGGCTGCACAGCTTTCACACTCCCATCGTTTCTTAGCATTAAGAATTAAATCTGGGTGATTGCATGGGATAGGGGCAATAAAAGCATCATCTACAGGATCATACGAATAACCAACGCCTGCAAAGTTGTAGCGAATGGTGCCATTATATGAAGTCTTAACCCAAGTGCCACCAAGGTTATCTATTAGCCATTGGTATCCTTCATCACCGTTAGGGTCGTTGTTATCACCAACCGTTACACGAAGAACTTTATTGTTTGCATCTAATTCAGCCCAATGACTCACTTTAGATACCTCACAATAACTAGACCAGAACCGCCTGCTTTACCATTTCCGCCGCCATCTAAACCTGTTGCTCCACCAGAACCAGTATTTGCGGTTCCAGCAGCAGTTGCGTTAGCTCCGCCAGAACCAGCAGTTCCACCGCTTCCGTTTCCTCCACCTGCGTAATATCCGCTTACGCCTGTAGAAGTAGCAGAAGCCCATGAAGACCAAGTGTTTTTACCGTTACCAGCATTAACTAAAACACCAGCACTTCCAGAACCACCACCACCGCCGCCAAGGAATGTTGCAGCAGTTCCGTTACCACCTGCATTTCCATAACCTGTATATCCGCTTGGACTTGTTTGTGTTGAGGCTCCTCCTGGGCTGCTAAAAGCAGAAGCTCCTCCACCGCCAGAACCACCAGCTGCGTTTCCCGCTCCACCGCCTAGTGCAGAAGCACCATTAAATGTTGAATCAGCACCGCTAGTAGCATTAAAAGAACCAGTTGATCCTGTACCTCCAGCTCCAATTACGACTGAATAACCTGTAGCAGACAATGATATTGCGCTGTTTGTAGCGATAACTCCACCCGCTCCACCGCCGCCATACCCATTATATTGACCCGCTCCACCGCCGCCAATGGCAAGGACGTCACAACTTAAAGTTGCTAACGGAGTAAAAGTTCCATTGCTAGTAAAAGTATGATAAAAATAAGTAGCATCAGAAGTAATCGTGCCGCCTGTTGCTTTTGCAGCAGCAGCACCGACTCCACCCAATAACCCTGCTGTGATTGCGCCAATCACTATGCAATGCCGCCTGTGACGTACCAAGTATCTGTAGCGGTCTTAATGCAAACGGCTGTTTTGTATTGAGCCAAAGTAGGAGAAGCTGCTACTGCACCTGCTGAGAGGATTGTGGTAGTGCCAGAGGTCACAGCTGAGATTGTGCAAAGCCCTGCGCCCTTATTGAGAATTGTGATTGCTGTGCCTACTGGGAACGCTACAGAAGCGTTTGTAGGAATCTTAAAGGCAATCGCTGTAGCCTTATTCATAGGCTGTAGAACTTGATACTGATCGTTAAGGACTGTTGTGTAGTCCACAGTAGCGTCTGCGTTAATAGTAAACGTCACCAGACCATTGACTGTAGAGGCGGTAAGTACGTCGCCTGTTGCTGCTGGTAGTCCTGCTGCCATTATATCTCCTAGTATCCCAATGTATTAGTGCCGATTATACCGTAATATGAGCTTCCAACCACGAATCCATCGGCTATTGGCTCAAGCGTTGTAATAGTTGCCATCATCTTGTTAGGGGTGATGTCCCATTTAATGCCCTGATATTGCAGGTTCTTTACAATAGTTGAGCCGTCTGGCTGAATATTGGTTATGAGCAGGTTATCAAAGAAGTCCAGCCCAATCATTGTGTCGGTTGGTACTGCTGGATCTAGCAAGTCTACAACCATTTCGTCAATGCGGATAGTAGTTGCAGCTCTAGTAGCAACGTACTCAAGGGCGATATTGCTGACAATAGCGTCAGTCTCAGCCACTAAATCAGTTTGTGTGATTGAGTGAGGGAAATACTTGTCAATAGAAGGCTGGTTAATTGCTGTGATTGTTGAACCGCCAACACGGGCAAAGTTGGCTTGGTTAATAATGAGTTTGTCATCGAAGGCAAACACGAGGTTGCGGTATGGAATACCGCCAGTCTGGTCAAATGCTGTAGGAGCAGCAGCGAGCGAGTTCATAACGTCTGTGCGATTCTTGAATATGGCTGTGCCTGCGCCGTTCATATAGAACGCGCCAGTTTCAGATACTTCAGCGTTCTTGATTGCTGCAAGGCTTGTGCGGTTGGTTCCGGGGTCTGCAATACAAGTGTTAAGCCCTGTAGAGATAGTGCGCATAGAAGTAGGAAACGATACTTGATTGAGGATTGCTGAAACACGAGCAGAGGTAGTCTGCCCTGCTGGGCTGGAAGCCACAGTTGAGATATTAGCCATCTGAAATAGACGGAAGGCATCTGTACATGAAATATCGACATATCCAGTATCTTGGTTTACTGGGTAGGTATATTTATAGTCTGTGATATAGCCAGAGAATAGATATTTCTGAGTTGTGGCTGTAGTTGCAGATACGCGCAGCTTACGCAAAGGCGCAAGGTAGCCATAATAAGGAGACGCTGTGTTCTGTGGGTTAAAGTAAGATAAAGGATCTAATACTCGAACTGTGCATGTGCCAGCCTCATATGTGTCGCGCTGAATATTACGACCACGCGTAATAGAAATCTGATAGACGTTAGGCGTAAGGTCAATAACTGGCTCTGGAAGAGCAGAAGTGCCAAGGGTATTAGTGCCTAGGATTCCGTATTTAGGGTCACCAATTACGAACCCTGAATAACCAAAGGTTGCACCATTGGAGTAATCGAAGGAAACGGCTATCTGTGCTGGTAATGCCATTATCCGAACATTCCAGCGATACGACCAATCTGGCTAGGTGAGCCAGAAAGGCTACGTAGTTGTGTGCCGTTCATAATAAGGTCGATAAGAGACTGATCTGTGACTACGTTGCCGCCAAAGTAATTGTTTACGGTTGTTCCGCCTGATTGTGCCGCAGGTGTATCGACCGTCTGCATGCCGTATGAGCCATTACCTAGTGCGCTTGATGCTTGGTTAGTGACAGATCCAGAATAGTCGCCGTAACCTGCAACCACGCCAATAGCTGCTAACTCTGGTGCTAATGCTGCTGGGCTGTATGCGGCTGTACTTGTGGCAAGAGGGAACTGCAATGAGTTCATCTTTGCCTGCAACTGGTCTAAATACTTGTCTAAATAACCAAAGGGATTCTTAGCATCTGGTACAGTCAAGAAATACTTGTAAAGGTTTCCAGTAGCGTCCTGAGCCATAAGAACTTGCTTAGTCAAAGCGTCCGCTGCCGCTACGTTACCGTTAAGTAGAGCTAATTGAAGTTCTACGCGCTTACGATCTTCGTCAGACAACTTGCCCTTTAGAGCTGCAATAAGTTGAATCTGCTCCATGTCAAAGACTGTGCCGTCTTTCTTCAACTGGGCTTGCTTCTTAAGTTCTGCTGTAGAAGTCTTCTGAGCCTTTACAAGGGCTGTAGAAGCCTTTATCTGTGTCTTGGCAATAGTTGTCTGGGTATTGGTTGTCGAGCTTGTAGCAGGCTTAGGATTGAGTTTTTGGGCTATCTTGCCGTTAGCACCTGTAAGCCCGCCAAAGGAAGTAAGGAAATCTAGACCTTTGTAAAGTTTGACCAATCCCTCAACTGCAAAGCTGACTGCTGTGACCATAGCGTTGATTGCGCCAGTAATGGTCTCGATTGTATGAACTGTATCTTGAACTGATGATCCGCCACTTATGCGAGCAAAGGCATCAATTAAACCCTTACCGATTGACTCTTTAGCGTTGTCCGCTGCTACTGACAATACGTCTAATTTGCCAGCATAAGTGTCAAGGTAGGTGCTAGAAGCCCCAGCGTACTCGTTATTTAATATGCTTAGGACTTCAGCAAAAGACTTGGACTTTAATTGAGCCTGAGTAAGTCCTGTGTTGTACTTCTTAAGTCCTCGAGTAATACCAACGTACCCATTGGCTAAATCCTGTGTAACGGTTGCAAGGTCAATACCAGAGCCTCTAGAAATGTCGATTGCGCTAGTAAGCAACGTTTGTGCTGCTGCTAAATCCTTAGTTTGGGTCAGCAAAGCTTGAAACGCTGGACGCAAAGTTTCATCTACGATTCCTGATTGTTTCTCAAGATCCGATATGAACTTAGTAATCTGTGGGTTGGCATAAGCCAGACCAAGGTTCTTGACTGCGTTGGTTAGTTTGGCTGCGGCAGCTTGGTCTTCTGCAAAGGCTTTAACTGCTGACTTGCCAAAATTGACAACAGCCCTAGCACCATAAGCTGCACCAAGGGTTGTAGCAAGGGTCTTGATGTTCTTGTTAAGTTTAGTAGCAGCAGTTTCGGCTTCCTTAAATCCCTTAAGGTCTGCCTTACTGTTGATAAGGATATTGACATTCTCGTTAGCCATTACGCAGCCTTTCCTAGAGTGCCAGCGTTGCTTCTAGCGTAGAACTCGGTAATTGACTTATCTACTGCGCGCATAACTATGCCGTGAGCGATTCCTTTATCTTCTGCCCATGCCCGATAAATAAGACGTCCTTGACCCTGAAGGCTAGATACCAAAGGAGGAAGATTGTTAATAAATGTCTGCCCAGCATTAGGGTTATTAGATCGAGAAACTTTCTTACTTGTTCCAGCAGATTTAGGACCAACCCAAGGCTGTCCGTTGGGATTCTTGCGCCCTGCGGTTTCATAAATAGCACCAGAAGCGGACTTGTTGTAAATAGCCGCCATGGAATTAAAACCGTTCTTATTAGTCTTACTTACAGTTGTGGAATAAGTTATACCGCGTTGGATAACGCCAGAATTAAATGTAGGAAACTTGCCTTGATTAAATGAACGAGCAGCCCAGCCTGACATAGGTGATTCTGCTGGAACGTATCCTTTAGCTTTGGCTACTACTGGCTTAAGACCAGATGCCATCTCTTTGCGTAAGTTCTTTTCAAGGTCGGGTGCGAAGCGGCGCATTGCCTTGCGTAGGTCAGAGTTACCTCTTATTTCTACGGTTGCCATCTTCCCTCGCTTTCGCTATGTCCTTTAACAGCTGGACATGATACTTAAACGCCATAGGCGTCAGTTCAACTATGGATTGGAACGGAACTCCGTACTCATAACTCAATCTAGTTGCGAGATAAGTAACGGAGTTCCGATCTATACCAAAGGGTCTGAGTCTAAGACCTCAACTGTCTTGAGGGTCTCAAGGAACGCTTCCCCGAAAGGTTTAACTGTTGCACCTGAACGTCGTATTGCTTCCCAGCAGAGCCAGTAAATATCTGACTGCTTCTGGTCTTCTAGAAGTGCTTTATGAAAGCCCTTCTTGGCGTATTGCTCGAACGCGTACTCAATCAACGGAGTGATTTCGTAATCAGTCACCTGATTGTCTGACGTTGTAACCCTTAGCTTTGCCATTTTAGCCCCTTACTTAGTTATTAGAATGAACCTGAAGTTGTTACAGCGATTGTACCTGATACGTCAAAAGTAAGGCTCTGCATTGCTAGGTCGCCTGTTGCGCCGTTAATGTCAGTTGTACCATTGATGAGGCAAGTCATTGTGTAAAGAGGGTTGGTTGCTGATACAGCTGTTCCCTTGTTCTGTAGAAGAACTACAGTTACGTTTGTTCCCCATGCAGCTTGAAGGGTCTGAAGAACAGATCCTGTTGCTGTGTCATTGAGGAAATCAAGAGTGATTGAAGATGCTTCGAGACCCTTGATGAAGCGGTGACCTGAGTCACCCATTGCTGTTACTTCGAGCTGGTCGAAGTTGCGGTTTAATGAAACATTATTGACGTGGTCGCTTAGATCGACTGAATTGACCTTAACGCCTACGCCATTGTTTAGAAATACTGCCATTTAGGTTATTCCTCGTCTTTCTTGGACTTAGTTGCTGGCTTTTCAACCTGACCGATTTTGGTCAGGAAGTCTGATTGTTCTTTTTCCCACTCTGACATATCTGTCATGGTTTAACTCCAACTCGTTACTAGACTGATTTGCATCTCACAGCTCAAGAGATCACCTGAT